CTGCTACCGTGCCCGTTAGCGTGACGATCTCACTAATCTTGTCGTAGTTCGCATCCAGACCACTCACCAAGACGCTCATAGTGTCGCTGGCGCTCGTTGAAACGAGATCCATAGTCACAGCAGAGGTGGGGAAAACGTAGTCTCCTCCGTCGTTCCAGAGCGTCTCAAACGATGTGCCGACAGTAGTATTGAACCCGAAGATGTTGACAGCGGATTGATCCCAAATGCGCCCTTGAGCTATATCGAACAAAAGGTGAGGAGTGGGTCTTTCTGGGTGATATTGATACATTGTTACCTCAAGCGAAGACTTCGATGATTATGAATATAGCCCCGACTGCGATTATAGACCCAGTTATGAGAGTGAGCGTCCCAACGGCTATTTGCTGCATCAGCATCTTGCGCTGTTTCTTCCTCCTCGCCAGATAGGCCATATGCTCTTTTCTTTGCTGCTCTTGGGTGGCTCGCATCTCTCTCCACGACTGTAATAGTTCCGGGTCAAGCATGGCGAGGCAGTCTTCAATGGACTTCTGCTGACGCTCAAATGACTTTCTTATCTGCGCTAGTCTGAGCATTTCCCCGGACGATAGGGGAGTGAATGTGGATGCCTTCTTATTCGCCTCGAAGTCATCTAGCGCTTGCAGGAAGTCTGAGCACATCCCATACAGTTGTTGCACGCCAGAGCCGGTCTCGTTCACCTTTGAGACTACTGCATTGATGGCGTTGAGCGCGGCACTACACGCCGCCACCGATTCCAGAATCACTGGAGGTGGCTCATTAGAATGGACACAACGGCAGTCACGGCAGAAGCAACCACCAGCCAAGCCAGACGTTCCCATCGCGCAGCGTGGGCATCAGTGACCTTGCGAAGTTCTCGAAGTTCAACCAATGCCTCGCCCCAACGTTGGGCACACTCTTGCTCGTGCTTGGCTATCTTCTCAAGTGCCTGCTCTGCTCTGTCCATCTCTCACCCCCCTAGTTTACCAAGGCACACCAGTAGCCGTGGCTGGTGTAATTTGCCCGTCAATGTTGGCTTGCAGTGATGCTTCGATAGCGTCTTGGTCAACGTCAGCCTGAACCCAGCCAATTACATCAGCTTCCGTTAGGTCTGCGTAAGCGATGTAGTCTGACCCCGTGGGATCAGGAGTAAAGCCGCAAGTCCCGTATGAACTAGCGTTGTAGGTGTTGTCACCGTCTACCTGCTCTGCATTGCATCGCCAGTGAGCGACGACTACAGCGCCGTTCATGTCTTCGGGTAGTAGGTCTCGTTCTAAAGTCGATATGACCCAAGTAAAGGTAGCCATTAGTTATTCTCCAGTGCTGTTAGTCTTGTGGTCAGGTCAGTTATTGCTGCCGCCTGTGATTCAATTGTTGCTTGTTGTTGTTGAATTGCTTTAACAAGTGATGGGATCATGTCACCCATCTTCAGACCTAGTTTTGTTTCTTCGTCATTGTATTTGTAATCATGCACAAGCTCTGGCAAGACGGTCTCAACCTCTTGAGCCACAAAACCCATGATGTCGTTACCATCGCCATTCTTCCAATCAAATCTACGAGGCTGTAAAGCAAGAATGGTTTCTAAGCCTTTATCTAGATCACGGATGTTTTCTTTAAGAGAAACGTCAGAAATCCCAATAATGCTTGTGCTTGTTGCGTTAACCTCGCCAGCAGTAGAAACAAAAAAACGATAGGCACCTGCGCCAGTAGAGTAAAAAACCCATTGTGCATCCCCGCTAGAACTAGCCATCGTTCCCGAACATCTACCGCTTGGCTGAGCTTGAAACCCTACTGTTGAATCAGCTACAGCCGTCTTCCCAACCAACAAGTTGCCGTCTGAGTCAAACCTGCCTGCCTCGCTAAATGCGTTTTTACCGAAAAACCGCAAAGCGTTGTCCGCATTGTTGTACAAAACGCCACCACGCAAATCGGAATCGCTGTCTCCGAATGCTATACCTGCATTTCCACCATTGCCGCTGACGACAGAAATATAGGTACTAGTGTTGCTTGCTGTAATATCTTCAACTTGCAGCTTTGCGACAGAACTAGGGCTGCTGGTGCCAATACCGACATTCCCGCTGGGGTCTAGTCGCATATGCTCATCTGGGGTAAAGGTGGAGTCTGCTGCGGCAGAAGGATTGCTGTACCAAATATGATTACCGTCTGCTTGTTCGTATTTCGATACTGCTCCAGTAGCAATCCGCTTATACGCTCCATCATAATATGTGTTGCTGAACATTCTGATATTAGTATTGCTTGACCCCGCAATAGCACCTCCTCCAATTTGCAAAACTGGATTGAATACTGTCCAAGCCTCTGGAGTAACGCCAATACCCACGTTGCCTTCCGCCGTCACTATGAGTTTTTGATTGTTAGCTGGCGAAACTACAAAATCATCGCTTACGAAGCCTATGAAATTGTTTGTTTCTGCTGAGTTCTTAAATTGCAAGTATTGATAGCTGGTCGTGCTTTCAAGAAGCGCGTTCAGCCCATTAGTAGTCTGAACAGTCAACCCATCAGCAGTCACAGTACCCGTAACGTTAATGCCTGATGAGGTAAGCGATGTAACCGTCAACGCGCTTACTGTGTTACCCGTGAGCGCAGCGTTCAGGCTTGTGTCTGAGACGTTGTTGAGATCCGCTCGCGCAAGCTCAAACCCACCCGCCGTAGAGCCGTCATTGACATGGACGGAATCGTTGGTCGTGTTTACGACTATCTCGCCCTCTGCACCTGTGAATGCGGCTACCTGTGAACTGGTGCCACGTCTGATCTGTAATTGTGTAGCCATTTCAGCCCTCTAAATTTCTAAGTTGCTCTAATGCCCAAGCGAATTGAGGATCATCAGGCGCATAAGTTTTTATGTCTATTATCGCTTGTTCACCATCAATTTGCTTGTAATGCAAAAATATGCCGGATTCGTTCTCATAACCGTCGAATAGCGTCATCATGTCACCTTATAAATCTTCCAGTTGAGGGTTAAATCGCTCGGCGACCCCCATCCAGAAATGCGCCTACCAACCATCTCAATTTTTAATGTGAAGCCTTGCGTACCTTGGAATTTAGTTAAAGGTAGAATCGTTGCCACCGGCCCAAGCATCGCTGTGCTTTCAGAGCCGACAAAGGTGGAAAAGCTCCCACTCATTTCGACGTTGCATAATAAGGTTGAGTTTGACCCGCCCCATGCTGCAAACCCAGCGGGGTACACTCCCTCTATATAGATAGTTTCTAGGGTGGTTATGTCATTATTAAACAGGCCGCTTCTGTCAGATAGCGTTTGGCTTCCAGTAGCCACAATCAAGTCACGGCTTACAACCACGCCGTTAAATTCTGCGCTGCCGTCTTTGTTAATTATCCAGCCAGCAGACCCAGCGGAATAGTTGCTAGATTGAATTACGCTGCCGATCTTGGCGTTTGTGATTATGCCATCACTGATCTGCGCTGAGTTAGTAACTACATTCGACGCGGCTAATTTACCTGCCGTAATCGCATTCGATTGTATGTTCTGTGACTGAATAAACTCAAAGCTACCAATCGCAGCGACTACCGCAGCCGTGGTGATGGATGAACTCTGAATCGCACCAATGACAGCAGAGTCGGCGAATATCTGGGACGTATCCAGTTGGGTTGACGTTATCGTGTTCGCCGCTATCTCTGATGCCGTCACCGCGTTAGCTGCGATGGCATTTGCAGTCACGGAGTCCGCTGCTAGTTTGACTGCACTGATAGAGCCGCTGGCAATCTTATCCGCGACCACGGCTCCGGCCTGAATGGATGCTGTTGAGATTTGACCCGCATTGATGTTCGTCGCTTGAACCTGACCAAAGACCTGCGTGGCGAGGTTCACTTGGTCATCAAGGTCTGCCGCTGAAATCGCCTTTGTCCACGCCGTCCCACTGTAGCGATAGAGCTTGGAGTCGGTGGTAAGCATCACCACTCGACCAGTGGTCAGGTTTGTAGTCGGTAAAGCTCCCACCCTCTCAATCGGTCGAACCGTGTCGCTAAATAGGTTCTCGCCCAATGTGCCAGACAGGTCGGTCGTGTTCACTAAGGTCGTAAACTCAGGCACCGATGAGTTGTAGCGGTAGAGCTTCTTATCACTCGTCAAAAAGACAATGCTCGGCCCTGTGTACCCAGTGGGAGAGGGCAGGCTTGTTACCGCAGAGATTGGCTCCACACCACTAGCAAACGAGGCGGCAGTGATAGAACCGGGGTCTACTGTTGAGGCGGTGAAGAGGTCTGTAGTCCACGCAGAGCCGTTCCAAACGTGCAGGGTGCTTGTGGTAGTCAGGAACTTAATCTGCCCCACATGCGCCCCTGTAACGCCTGAGAGCGTACTAACAGGCTCAATACCAAACGCATCACCTGCGGAGAACTGGTCTAGCACTGATTGAGCTAGGTCATCGAGCACCACCTTCTGAGTTGTAGCACTGAAGGACGCACTAAAACCAGAGAGGTTGCCAGAGCGGTCAGCACTTCTCAGAAAGTAGTAGCGAGTGACGTTATTGCCCAGCCCTGTCACTGTATGCTGATCCGACTTGGTGCGAACAATCAGACTTGAAGTGGCAAGGTTGTCAACCGTATTCTCAAAGATCTCAATGTAGGCCAAGTCAGAATCGGACGGCAGTTCGTAGTCGAGTTTTATCTGCTGGATGCCACCAGTCGCCACAATGCTGCCGGGGATAGCTGGCGCAGTCTGGTCGCCCTGCAAAACAATCGACGCAGTGATGAAGCCAGATGTTCTGCCGGTTACTGTGACCGCCCTCACCCTGAAGGTATGCTCTTCTAGCTCTTTCTGCCCTGCGATTGTTGTGCTCGTGCCGTACACGAGAACAGATGAGAACTCAGCGCCCGGATCAGTGACAGCCTCATTCACGCCACCGTAGTTCAGTTCGAGAGTAGTAGCGTCTGCGACAGAGCCGTAGTCAATCGTCGCAGTGTAAGAGTCTGTGACCTGCCCATAGTCAATCTGACTGGCAGATGTTCGCTTGAACTCCACTTCGTAAGCGTTGACGTATGTATTCGCTACAGGCGCAGTCCAAGAAACACGGACAGCAGGCAGAACCGCGCCATCATTACCTAGAACCGTTGTCTCTGTGAGTGTGAGATTACTGGGTGCTTCTTGCGCTGGCGTATCGTCAACGATGTCGGAGTAATCTGGCGTATTACCGCCAACAACTTGAACGATGTTTGACGTGTCTGAGTCTGGGTTTCGGTCTGATACTACAAAGGGACTGCTACTGTTCTTATCGCCTGCGTATGCTAACGCCCTCACCCAGTAGTAACGTGTGTCACCGACTGCAACAGGGTCTATCGGATTGCCGCCATCGTGGAAGAACTGCGTTCCTCTGGTCTCACCGATTAGCTGCGCATTCGACCAAGACGAGTCCGCAGAAGCGTAAATAGCTATAATCTCAAACAGCTTGGGGTTGCTGGGATTCGTCCAGTTCAACTCAATGTGCTTGAGTCCAGCCGTCGCCGATAGATTCTGTGGATCAGGTACTCCACGGAATCCTTGAGTGATGACACCCGATGCCGAGATGGTGCTGTACTCACCCGCAGTGGGGTCTGCATACGAACCAGAGTCATCCTCCAAGAGAGTTAGGTTTACCACACCGTCTTGAGTGTCTGAGAATGACCAACCAGCACAACGGAATGCCTTGTTGCTATAGTTCAGTTCCTCGATGGTGACTTGAACCCTATCTCCCACGTCCACACGAAGCCCTGTGAGGTTAGCCGGGAAGGTGATGACCTTCTGCTGGTCTGATAGCTGAATCTGCTTGTGAGCGATTCTCTGGGCCATGAAACTACTGTTCGTGAACGGTAGCTGTATGTCCCTAGTTAAAACCTCTCCATTATCTCGGTTAACTGCCGTTGTAAGCTGTACCTCTGGAGCCTCGACGCTTTTGTGTCTTTGGGAGGGGTCAATAAATATCGGGCGCACTGTGTTAAAACGGTCACCGCGCTCCACCGATGTCTTAACCGTGACTGCTCCTGCAAGGTCGTCTTCATCAAGGCTCTCTGTGGGGGCTTCATAGATTCCCGCCCGAATCGTGTATATACCATTCGAATATACTAAGCTGCCGTTCATCGCAGACAGCAGCTTGTTGATATTCGTTCTATGTGCGTCACCAGCGAACAGCACACCGTTGGCGGTGAATCGCTTCTCTGTTCCGCTGTTAGGAACAGTGACTGTCACGTCACAAGCGTCTGCCGCCGTCACCACTGCCGCCCAATCAATCTTGCTTGCGGGGATGCTCAACCCGAATCTGGTGTCTGTTAGATAGTTGGCGACACATAGAGCGGGGTTATCAGTCCATTGTTGATAGACCCCCAAGGTAGGGTTGTCGCCTGCCGTATTCCCCGCTGCAACGTCCAAGCGCGGGTCATAGATGTCCTTTTTACCCTTAACCAGCGCCTTGATGTTGTTTGGCTTAAGTCTGTCCCACACCTCTTGGGATGAGTCGGTCAGCTTCCATTGCGTGACCACATAAGAGATACCCCTCGCCCTATGGGATGACGTCCAGTCGTTAAACGTGGGAGTGAGTAGTGAGCTAGATGTTTGAGTGCTTGAACCGGTCTTGCGCTCAATCAGGCAGATATATTCTGAGGGTGCTTCTGATGTAGGCCCAAACTCTCCCGCTGTTACCTGTGCCGATTGATTGATCTGTGCATCGGTTATCACCTCATTGTCGAAGTGAATATCCGTGATGTCATCGACCTCATGCCCAGTCAGGGCGATGGCGTGATAGAGAGTATTGTTATCTGTGCCTGCAACACCGACGAAGAATATCGGGCCAGAGACTAGCGCCTCACCATAGACGACCTTCTGTGGCTCAATCGTTCCTCGGACGGTCTGCTGTCGTGACCGATCTGTGTCTACCTGAGGCATGGAGATGTCGGGCATCAAGCCCTTCATTGCTGCATTTAACGCAACACCCGCCGCTACAACAGTTGCGGCACCGAGAGCTACCAAAGCTGCACTAGAGGAGGCTATTGCAAGAGCAGTACCCGTCGCGCCTGCCGCACCAACTGCAGTGGCTACCGCTGCGCCAATTATTTTTAATCCTGCAACAACCTGTGCCATTTAGACGCTCCAACCTGCTAGCAAATAGCGGTCTGGTATCCGCACCATCCCCTTCGCGGTCAAGCACACAATCTTATCGGATAGCTTGATTCCGCAAACCTGACCGGCTATAGGAATATCTACCACACAAGGATCACCGTCTTTCAATTCAGAACTCGCCTTACCTAACACGCTGGCAATAAAGTCCACCAACTCTCCCTTACGTCCGACGATAAGCTCCGCCTCAGCCTCACTGGTGTACTCAAACTGAGAGGAATAATCCCTGCCGGTCAGTTCTTTAACCACAAAGGCAGTAAATTGGCAGCAGTCTGCGTCGCCATAATTGAACTGACGGCGCTGCCACTTATTCAGTGCGGAATGGACTCTCATCACGCTATCTCGTCTCCAATGTAAAGGTCATCCCTTGGATTAGCTCGACTGCCGCCACCGGCAACTGCGTCTGACGTTGCATCGCCCCACCGAATCTTTGCGCCTTCAATGTCAGCCATGAACTCAAACGCAACATCACCTGAGAAGTCACTTTGCAATTGCGTGTCCGTGTATTTGAGATTCGATGCCCTGTCGAACCGAGCAAGCTCTGACTCCGCCGTCAGAGAAATAACATCCCCACCACTAGCGCCCACGGAGACATTCATCTGATCCATCGCGCCCTCAAACACGATAGTGGGGTCAGCGAGCAACGCATCATCTGCGTCCAATACACCCAGATAAACCTTTACAGGGTGCATGTAGTAGTCTTCGGTCAGCGCGGCACCTGAGATGGTCGCGTCTAACCCAGAGAGCGAGAGCGTTATCTTGTAAGGGCTAACGTCCGCGCCTTCTTCAATCTGGCTGATTTCCCCCAGATCACCCACACCCAGCCAGTCCTGCCCACCCCATGTATAAGTACCGATGGAGTTGTGCAGGTACACCGTACCAGATGGAAACTGCAACTCGGCAAATGTGACCAGTGCAACGTGTTGAGATGCCAGAGCAGTCAGGACATTAGAGGGAAAGCCACGACTCATGCTAGAACGTCCTCGACCGCCTCAATGTTGAAGCTGGACGTTATGTCTGCTTGCGTGTCCCAAGATGCAGGGCCAGCGAGCATGAATACACCAGTAACCGGAGCCGTGTAGTCCACAATTGTGTCGTCTGCTGGCGTTTTGCGTATTGGAGGTGCAATTGACAAGGTAACATTGCCAGAACCGTCAGAGTTTGCATCATCGACCACCATGTGAAGCTCGTTATTAAAGGAGATGTAGTCACCGGCTCTGAGGTAGTTATTTACGCTCGCAGTGGCACCATCACAGACCAAACTGGTACCCGATTGAGTACCACCATTGATTCTTAACGTGCCGCCACCCGCTCCCCTCAAAGTGTGAGAGTGATCCTGTAATGTGAAGCGATGCTGCTGCCCGTTTAGCTTCACCACGAAGGCTTGCAGAACCTTGCGATCAGCCCCTGATAGGTTGTTGAACTGGAGACTTGCTCGCCACAAAGAACCCTTGCGCGATGTCGTTTGTATCGCGTTAGTCAGTGGGCTTTGAAACGTCCTAGTATTAGCAACAAGCTCAAACGTGTTCGTCGTGGGGGTGATGCTAGGAAATGTGAATGTGGTCATACGAACCGTCTCCGACGCATCAGGTCTTGAATCGTCATTATAGTCTGTTGGCTAGACTGGGCCATAGCGAATTTAATCTTTTGGTCTACGTCAGCGCCAGACCCACGAGCATCGACGTTGTTGATTACCGTAACGCCCCCGCCCATCTTCTTGTTTGGAATGATAGAGCCAGACTGATTTGGCACAAACATCTCAGGCCCACGCTCCCCTACCATGTAGGGTTGACCAGATTGAACTGAGCCACCGATGGCTTTGCCGGTTAGACCCTTGGCAAACGACAAAAACCCGCCCGTTATCTTGTCAATCACGAATAACTGAATGGCTTGCATGATTAAGCTCGCAGCCATTTGCTTAAATGCGTCCTTCAGTTTCACCGTACCCTTAACCACACCCATCAAGCTGTCGCTCATGTTCTTCATTGTGGTCTTGGCCATTTTGTCCATCTGCTCTTGGACAGTTGGCAGATTCTCGTGCAACTTGGTGAAGCTGTCGTTCAGACGATCAACGAAGTTTGGTGCTGATACGTCAAGGCCGCCTGCGCCAGTGGCGGCTTCAGTAACCTCTGCGATTGACTCTGCCGCCCTCCTGTTGGCAACGATGAATGCCTCCATGCTTACAACCAAATCAGAGCCGGGATTTGATTTTTTCAAACTTTCTAGCGCCAATTCAGTTTCGGCTATCGCAGCTGGTAGAGCGCCGACTAATTGCTCGCCTGTTGTGGTTATGGCCTCCATACCGATAAGACCACCAACCATGCTTTCGGCCATGTCGTTGTATTTTTTTATAAAAAAGTCCAAGACCGGCGTTAGCTTCTGCCCGAATGCGGCGGCTAACTGCAAGACGCTTAGTTCTGCCGTCTTAAAGACGATCTGAACGCCGTGGATCATATTTCTTACAACGCCAAAGGCTTTGACTACCCCGCTGGCAACCATCTGGCCTATGCGACCAAACTCAGATGTATCTAGTGCGGCTTGACGAAATGCGTCAGCCACAAATGTGATGATCGGCGCGAAGGCTACAGCAAGTTGATTGGTCAGGCCGGTGAATACAGCTTGGAGCCTTGTGATGGCATCGTTGGCAGCTTCCATCTGCGCTGTATCAGTGCGGGAGAGAGTGAGACCCAGATGTTCAGCCTCTTCTGTCATTGCTTTGAGAGCATCAGCACCGCCGCCAAGGGTATTCACCAAAGCGACACCTTCACTGTCAAAGAGCTTCATCGCTAACCGCACGCGGTCTGATTGAGTCTCCACGCCAGACATCGCCTCTGCCACGATATTCATTTGCTCATCGAGAGGCAGGCGAACAATGGACTCAGCATCAATACCAAGCTCACGCAATGCGCCCTTGGCCTCTCCTGTGCCGTTAGCAGCCTCTGCAGCGCGTCTAGTGAACCTTTGCAGGGCCATATCCATCGTGCCTGTAGACACGCCTGTAAGCTCTGCAGCATGACGCAATCCAGCGAGCGCTTGAGTTGTCACTCCCAACTTGTCTGCGGTTTTAGCTAGTTCGTCACCAGCGTTAATGGAAGATTGAATCAGGGCACCAAAACCACCAGCGCCAACAGCGCCGACGATTGCGGTCTTCATATTGAGCACGGAGCCAGCGACACGCTTTAGACCACCAGTAACAGATGCAAAACCTTTCTTGGTTTTATCTAACGCCCGAATGGTTATGTTGACGTTCTGGTCAGCCATCTTCCTGCCTCTCGCTCATTATCTTGAAGAATGCCGCCCACTCATTAAATTCAGAGAGGGGCATTTGCTCGGCTTCGCCAATACTGATGTGTAGCCGATCCGCCAAGGCAATTAAATTAAACCTTAACGAATCGGCCCTCAGTTTTTTTCCTGATCCTCTATGGTCTGGATTTCTGCAAACATCTGCTCGGCGATGCTTGAAATAACCCCAGTCTCCTCCCCTAGCAGGTCAATTCGGTCTTCTGCTGAAGTGAACAATCTGTTGCCATCTTGATCGCTGGCTTTCATCACAATCAGGTCGATCATCGCCGCCATTGTGGTGTTTTCCATGAACTTGGGATGCTTCTTCTGCAATTCGTTCACGTCGTAACAAGTGATCGGGAAGCAATACATGGCAAAGGGCTGTCCGTCTGGATCAGCCCATGCCGCGACCTCGATCTTTCGAGCATTCAGTTGTCTTCTGTTTCTTAGTTCTTTAGCTAGTCCCATTTTGGGATTTCCTTATGCAGTTGCTTCAGTTACAGCGCCTGAGACTTGTAGCTCAAACGTGCCCTCAACCATACCATCAAAGGATGCTGTTATTTCTTTGCTTGTCAGGATGCCGCCACCACTGTAGTACTTTTCGCCGGTGCCTGTTCCCGTTGGGTACAGTTCAAAGATCAAGCCTGCACCAGAGTCCATTACCAGTTGAACCGCGTCGGCATCGTCCCAGTAGACCTCCATTGAGAGGGTGGCAGACGTTAACGAAGATAAGTATGTGCGAGCGGTATCACCCATCACACTGTCTTCGATTGTGTCTGCAGATTCAGAGAGTGTGAAGCTGCGAACTTCACCCATAGCAGCGACACTGCCGCCGCTCACCGCCAGTTTGACTACGCCGCTTGAGCCTTTAGTCGTTGCCATGATTAAACCCCTTTAGGTTGTTCCACGAGTGTATTGGTACTCAATTCGTACCGTTATAATCACCCCACCGATGGGGGCAATACTGCCATCGTCGGCTTCCACGCTCACGATTTGTGTGTCGATTGCATGTCCACCGCGTGATCTGTCTTCGTCAAGCTTTTCTTCAATAGACTCGACAATGTTATTCCTTGCTGTGTCCAACCCCGTCCCTTTCACATAGCAGACAAGTTGGTAATCAATAGTCCCGAACCGCTGGGTAATGCTTCCACCCACAGTGCCGTCTTCTCTGTTTTCGTTTGTCGTTCTTACCAGCACCGCTGGATATTGAGCGTTGCTTAACTTGTCGAACTCAAACGGCTCACGAGTAACGAACTTGATATTTGTGGGGGTGGTCACTGCTTGTAACGCTGTCACCAGATTGGTTGCAATGTTTTCCCTCACACTCATCGGTTGAACTCCTTGCGGAAGAACCTACCCAAGCGATCTTCTTCTTTGTCGTTAAACCCAAAGAATTGGCGACTTCTGTTATTAAACGCCGCTTTCTTGGATGCCTCTGGGTTTGAGAAATAGATTCGCGCAGTCCGACGGTTGAGCGTTTCAACCTGCATTGAATTCAGCATTTGACCTGTTGCGAACAAGTCCACAGGGCTAGTAGGAAATCCTTTGCGCTCCAACGCTTTGACGTACCCGCCAGAGTACCCGTCAAACGCTCCCTCAAAGCCCTGTCCAGTCTTTGTTCTGCGAAGGATGATCTGCTTGCCTAGTGACGCAGTGCGCCCTATAGCGCGATTCACGCCCTTCTCAACGCTCTTGCGCTCACTTTTCATCAAGCCTTCGATGTCTTTTGGCTTGAGATCAACCTTTATGGGCAGACCCTGCGTCATCGCGTTAGTCGCCCATAAGAGACAATGCCGCGCTCGTCGTCTTCAATCGTGCCAGAGTTGTCGTCGTCGTACTCCACACCGTCAGCAAACACCGCAGTCAGTTCTTCTTGATAGCGCTGCTGGTAGAACTGAATCATGTTCAGAAAGCGATCATCTTGTACCCAGTTCGTAAGCTGGGGGAGGGCGAACTTCCACAACACCAGATAAGCATTGCATCGCGTCCACTGGGAGTCGGTAAGGTATGCGGGAACCATCTCGCCGGGGATCTGCTTCTTGTACCACCACTCATTTCTGATGGTGCGAGTCAGGTCGGTCTGTGCTTTCGCGTGTTCAGTCGCAAACGATGTGATGCCGAAGTCCAAGATGTCAGGGACAAGGGCTACCAGATCGGAGTCTTGAGAAAATGCCATTACCACTTCACCTTGTCGGCCCAATACGCAGCCGATGCTGTTTTGTCTCTGCGCCCTGCGGCTATCTGCTTGGCAAACCTAGCCTTAAACGCTCTGCGCTTTGCTTTGTCTGCCTCACTCTCACCTTTGCGAGGGGGTTTGTTATCTGCACCTTGCTGCCCAAAGCGGATCAGGCGAACCTTGTCGCCTTCCTTAGCCAATACTGCATGGCTCTTCTCTGGGTGCTTAGGTGTGCGCTTGGGCTTGTTATAGCCCTCGAACCGCTCGCCTCGATAGGTTATAGCCAACAGAACCTCCAAAAAGGGACAGCCCCACCCCAAGGAGAGAAGGGGCAGGGCCGTCCAAACGCCTTAAAGTGCTGCGTCGAACAGCATCTCAACACCATAAGTGTCATCAAGCTCGCCCACACCATAGATGGCGGTAGCGTTAAGCTCGAAGGCACGAAGTGATGCGTCACGTTGCGCTTCGATTTGGAAGTCGCGCTTCATAGCGATAGCCAGAGCCTCGCGTGAGAAGACAGCGCCTTTCGCGTCATCATTACCATCTACGGTTACGTTTGCAGACTCGTAAACGTCGATGCCAGCGATGGTGCCAACGTAAGAGTTAACCATAGCCGTGTTCTGCGCGTCACCACCATTTGGGTTGGCGAAGGTATTGGTTAAGTTAGCTTTCAGTTGGTACGCTTGGAAAGGGTTAACAACCGCGAAAATCTCGCCTTGCGCCTTGTTGTTACGCAAGGTAGCAGCAGCCTTGAACAGATCAGCCACAGTGATCTCTTGACCAGCAGCGCCCAAGGCAGTGCTGAATCCGTCAAACAATGCGATCAGGTCTGAGTCCATCTTCGTAGCGATAGCGTTACCCAGTACAGTACCCAACTCTTCAGCAGGGTTGCCAGCACCCATTGCAGCCAAGTCGGTCAGAACTACTTGTGCGCCCACCTCACCCACGGTGATTGAGACAGAAGAAGTTGAGACAGTCGTGCTGCTCATGTCGGTGCCTTCGGTCAGGTCAGCGGCAGTGATTGCAGGGTACTTAGGCACCTGAATCGTCTTACCAGCTTCGTCGCCGATGTTGTACATAGTAACGAGGCCCATCATTAGGGACTCTTCTTCAGCAGTGAATCGTGCCTGTGCGATGATATTCGCAAACAGGTCATCAAGGGTTGTGCTCGTTGTAGCAGCCATGATTTATGTCCTATATAAAAAAGTGGTTTATTTGGTTTTCTTCTTGAAAGCACGGAAGGCTTCGCGCCCACCATCTTCCCAGTTGTCTACCATGTCAGCCACAGATATAGGCTTCTGCGTGGAGCCACCAGCCATCCCCTGTGTGCCAGCACCTCCAGCGGAGGCTCTGACGAAATGCGGGTTCGCTGTAAGAAAGTCACCCACCAACTCATCAACTGAGAGGGGGTCGGCCTTGTCGTTGTATCTGACCGCTCCGTTATCGTCTAATACTTCAACCGAACCATCGTCCGATAGTTTTACACGATTGCGTAGCAGTTGCGATACCTGCTCAGAATCTACAGCGTTGTGCCTGCTTGCTGCCGTCAGTAACGCACCATCTATCTTGGTGGTTTCCAACGCCATCCGCATGGCGGCAATCTCCAGATCCTTCTTTTCGACAGTCTGCTTTAGTACCGTCTCGAACTCGCCTTTTTCCTTTTGGCGTTCAATCTGCGCCTGCTCACGCTCAAGCATGATCTGGCGAGCTTCCTCGATATCGATACCTTCTAGCTTCTTGTCTAGCTTGCGCCTTTCCCTAGCGACTCGATCAGCAACGATGCGATCAAGCTCCTCTTGGGTAAACGTCTTAGCTTCCTGAACTATTTCTTGTGCCGGTTCAGTCTCAGCACTTTCTTCCATGATTTCATCGCTCATGTGCGAACCTCTTTCGAGTGGGGGGCATTATACCAGCTTTACAGAGATGTCAATAGCTGATGGTTATTTTTTAGTCCTCTTTGGCTTGTTCATCGTCTTTTTTTTCTTCTTGTTCTTGCTGTGTCCGTAATGGCTTGGCATCTTTCTCGCTCCTCGTTTTTTTAGGCAATGGCAGCAACTCATCCACGATTGCATATAGCTCATCGAAGTCTGGTTTTTCGTCTTTGGGTGCAGCCGCTGCCAGTGGCTCCAGTAGTTGACGAATTGCCGGTGGTATCGGTCGCCTTGCGGTCAGGTTCTTTGCTCGGTCTAGTTCTTTGCTCATCTTATTCCTCTACGATGGGTAGCCATTGATGACGGCAGTTGTAACCCCCCCTCACTAGGAATGGATCGCCGGGGGCTTTGCCTGCCCAGCTTCCAGCCCAGATCCGATCTATTTCTTCCCTTGTGTACTCTTTGCCCACATGCTTTTTGCAAAACTCGCGGCTGTCTCGAATGACGTCACCGTAGTACTCAAAACGGTCGATGCCTTGCTCGTTAGCCGTTGTCGCAGTGAGTGATGCTGAGAATTGATTGAGTGAGTCTGTTGCGTAAGTTGTCGCATAACGCCTGAGATTATTGCCAAGCCTGTCAGCGCTATAAACTGAATGGAGTCTATCAACCGCCGCCTGTTGTCTGGCTCCAGTTGCGTTTTGAGCCACCTCAACAAGTTGACGAATCTCTTCTTGATCGCTTGCTTGATAGATTCCATTTATCTGCCCTCGAAGTTCCTCAATGAAGTCAGCCTTGCTTCTGCCAATCAGCGTGGCTTGATATACGCCATTCGCTAACGACTCAAGCTGACTATTCGCCAGTGCCTCAAAGCCTTGGAAAGATAGCCTTTGAAGCGCTGCAACCGCCTCTGGCGAGACTCTTGTAAATCTGGCATAGGTATTTAGCATTCTGAATTGCTCGTCTGTGACGGCTCTGTAGTCGCCCAGCATCGCCTGTACTTCTGCTAAATAGTCTTCCTCCAGTATTCGTCGCATCTCTGTTCGTGCATTGACAGCCCACTCTAGGTCAAACAGTGCGCCGTCAGCCGTGGGAGCGGAGTCAAGTTGCCGAGCAAGGTCAGCCTCAACCACAGTCAGAATATCCGCTATTCTGCGCTGGTGTTGATC